CTCCAATTTATGGTCAAGGCATTGTAACTCTTATAGATAAAATTCAAATGAGGGAACTTGGTGGAGGACAAGACATATATCCATTAAAAGATAGGGGAATAGTTAGTTTTGAAGATTTCCAGATTTTTGGATTTGATGGAGAAATACTTGATCCTTTTTGATTTCTCTCACATCTTCTTTAAAAAAAGAAACTTTGAATATAAATAAAAATATATGCCAAGTACATTAGCAAATTTTCAATTATCAGCAGTCGCAGCAGCAGATGATTTTATCGTTGGTTATGACGAGGCAGCATTGAACGGAGAAAGACGTTGGACCGTTTCAACGATATCAAAAGCCGTGAGTGGGATTATAGCCCCATCTTTCACGAATGTATTTGGTGAATCGTATGGTCTTTTTAGAAAAAGTGATCCATCTATTGTTGCATTTGCGAAAACAGCTGATTTTGCGGTATCTACTGGTGTTACACTATATGTTGAAGTTAACGGAGGGTATGTTCAAATCAATTCAGGAACCGTTGTTTCCATGCCATCCCCAACCGTTGGAACGGATTATGCTATCTGGGCAAAACCAGACGGTACACTTGAAGCCACTTCAAACCATACATCCGGTCCTGTCGTTGGCTCTAGAAAAATTGGAGGGTTTCACTATGCAGCAGGAAGCAATGCAACAGCCCAAGCTGGTGGCAATACAACTCCACAGATAAACGAATATTCATTCTGGGATTTAAAGTTCCGCCCAAATTGTCCTGATCCAAGAGGCATGACCCTTGTTGCTGACTCTTTTTGGGTTGATATTTACCTTTGCGGTGTTGACCATACTGTAAATGGAACCTCCAAATATAATGTTACTATTGCAGATGGTGGAACCCCTCCAAAAGTTCCTATTGAATTTGGAGGAAACGGGACTACTGCATATGCAAATGGAAACTGGTGGAATTTCATGGAAGTTTTTCACTCCCATGGCAAAAGAGGTTTAACCTATTCCGAATTTGCTGCTGCTGCATACGGAACAACTGAGGCAACTAGCTCCGGTGGAACGGATGTTCCCACAACTGGAGTAACAGGAACCGGAGCTACATCACCTTGGAATACATTTACTTCCAAATGGGGTGTTATTCAATCAACAGGATGCATTGATACTTGGGGTGATGAATTTGGTGGTGGTGCCGCAGCTGCAAGTTGGGCAGCAAACACACAAGGAAGAGGATCAACATATCAGATGGAAAATGTTGTCTGTTTTGGCGGCTACTTGACTAATTCTCCCAATTCCAATTCCGGATCTCGTTGTTCCCAGTGGGGTGATTCTCCCACTTACTCTGATAACAACAATGGTTCTCGCGGTGCCTGTGACCACCTGTTGCTCGATTAAAGTGGCGATGGCTGCTTTTTTAAAAAAACATATTTAGCAGATGCAGCTTTAGCAAATTTGAGATTTTTTTAAGATTTTTGGTAATGATTCGATGCAAGTGAATGCTCCAGTATAAATAAAAATATATGGCATCTACATTAGGAGACTTTACATTATCAGCAGTCGCAGCACCAGACGATTTCATTGTTGGTTATGATGAAGCAGCATTAAATGGGGAAAGACGTTGGACAGTATCGACCCTTGCAAATGTTGTAAGTGGGATTATAGCTCCATCTTTCGCAAACACATTCGGCGAATCGTATGGTCTTTTTAGAAAAAGTGATCCATCTATTGTTGCATGGACAAAGACAGCAGATTTTGCAGTATCTACAGGTGTTACACTATATGTTGAAGTTAACGGAGGGTATGTTCAAATCAATTCAGGAACCGTTGTTTCCATGCCATCCCCAACCGTTGGAACAGATTATGCTATCTGGGCAAAACCGGATGGAACTTTAGAGGCAACCTCAAACCATACATCCGGTCCCGTTGCTGGATCAAGAAAAGTTGGAGGATTTCACTATGCAGCAGGAAGCAATGCAACAGCCCAAGCTGGCGGTAACACGACACCTCAAATCAACCAATATTCTTTTTGGGATTTAAAGTTCCGCCCAAACTGCCCTGATCCAAGAGGCATGACACTTGTTTCCAATTCTTTTTGGGTCGATATTTATCTCTGTGGTGTTGATCACATTGTAAATGGAACCTCCAAATATAATGTTACTATTGCAGATGGTTCAGCACCTCCAAAAGTTCCTACTAAATTTGGCGGAAATGGGACTAATGTGTATGCAAGTGGAAACTGGTGGAATTTCATGGAAGTTCTTCAATCCCATGGTAAAAGAGGTTTAACCTATTCCGAATTTGCAGCTGCTGCATATGGAACAACTGAGGCAACTAGTGCTGGAGGCACAGATACTCCCACTACAGGCGTCACAGGAACTGGTGCATCCTTGGGGTGGAATGTGTTTACCTCCAAATGGGGTGTTATTCAATCAACGGGTTGCTTTCATATTTTGGGTGATGAATTTGGTGGTGGTGCCGCAGCTGCAAGTTGGACAGCCAATACAGAAGGAAGAGGATCAACATATCAAATGGAAAATGTTGTAAATTTTAGTGGAGCATGGAATGATACTTCCGCTTCCGGTTCTCGTTGTTCTAGTTGGAGCGTTTCTCCCACTGTCTCCAACATCAGTTTTGGTGTACGAGGTGCCTGTGACCACCTGTCACTTGATTAAAGCGGCGAAAAGCCACTTTTAACGATGGCACCAATGAAGGCAATAAATCCATATTGCGATCAAATGCTTATTGTGAAAAAAAGAAACTTTGAATATAAATAAAAATATATGGCATCTACATTAGGAGACTTTACATTATCAGCAGTCGCAGCACCAGACGATTTCATTGTTGGTTATGATGAAGCAGCATTAAATGGGGAAAGACGTTGGACTGTTTCCACTATTGCAAATGCAGTGAGTGGAATCATTACTCCATCTTTCACGAATGTATTTGGTGAATCGTATGGTCTTTTTAGGAAAAGTGATCCATCTATTGCTGCATGGACAAAAACAGCAAACTTTAATGTATCTACTGGTGTTACACTATATGTTGAAGTTGATGGGAGATACGTTCAAATCAATTCCGGAACCATTGTAACAATGCCATCTCCAACCATTGGAACAGATTATGCTATCTGGGCGAAACCAGATGGAACACTTGAAGCAACCGCAAACCATACATCCGGTCCCGTTGCTGGATCTAGAAAAATTGGAGGGTTTCACTATGCTGCTGGTGGTAATGCAACAGCACAAGCTGGTGGTAATACCACACCTCAAATCAACGAATATTCTTTTTGGGATTTAAAGTTCCGTCCGAACTGTCCAGATCCAAGAGGCATGACACTTGTTGCTGACTCTTTTTGGGCGGATATATATCTTTGTGGTGTTGATCATACTGTAAATGGGACTTCCAAATATAATGTCACTATTGCAGACGGTGGAAACCCTCCCAAGATTCCTCTTAAATTTGGAGGAAATGGGACTACTGCATATGCAAACAGTAATTGGTGGAATTTAATGGAAGTTCTCAAATCCCATGGTAAAAGAGGATTTACTTATGCTGAATTTGCAGCAGCTGCATATGGGACAACCGAGGCGACTAGCTCTGGAGGAACGGATGTTCCCACTACAGGTGTCACAGGAACCGGAGCAACCTCACCTTGGAATGTATTCACTTCCAAATGGGGTGTTATTCAATCAACAGGATGTATGTCAATTTGGGGCGATGAATTCGGTGGTGGTAATGCAGGTGCAAGTTGGACAGCAAACACACAAGGAAGAGGATCAACATATCAAATGGAAAATACTGTATTTTTTGGTGGCGACTTTACTGATTCTTCCGCTTCCGGTTCTCGTTGTTCTACTTGGTTCGAATCTCCATCTTACTCCAGCACCATCGTTGATGGTGTGCGCGGTGCCTGTGACCACCTATCGCTTGATTAAAGTTGGCGAATTCCGCTATTAATAATTTGAAAAAAAGACTAAATAATTTTAATTATGAAATCAATTAAATCGGTAATCATTAATACAAGAGAAGATCTGGATTCTATTTCCGGAACAGAAAAACACGCAGAGTTCATGCAAATCCTAAAAGGCTCCATGACAAGAAAAGAGGATACTCAAGTCTATCCCGAAGGATACGGAAAGCCAGATTATAAAGGTGAAACATTGGAACCAATCTGGAAAGATGTTGAAGACCTTTCCACAATCGAAAGATTTGGTTTCAAAAAAGAAGATTTCGCTTCTTGATAGAATTTCCACACCAAAGCCTTAAATAATCTTAAGGCGAAATGCAACAAAACGAATCAACAGAAAAGTTTGTTCAATTTTGGAACGATCAGGCACTAGATACTCACCATGATATCATAATCAGTGTTGATTATTCCTTATACAACATAGATGATACTCCGAGTTGTGGATTTTGCATAGCTCTTTTTGAAAGCATCAATGACAAGCCAAGAGGTGGGGGAATTAGATATAGCCTTGCCTATACTCCAAGTGAATCAAGAGAATGTAATGAACCCACATTAAAGGGTCTGGAAGCGGCTGTATATGGAATTGGTTTTGATATAAATGGAATATTTGCAAAAAGAACACCTTATGTCCAAGGTGTGGAACACACAACTGCAAATTCCATTTGTCTTAGAGACGGTATAAGAAACGATTATAAAGTTCTTAAACAAACAGAAAATCTACAATATTCAAAAGATTTCACAATATCCCAACAATTAACTTCCACAGGAGAAGAAGTTGTTTATAAACAAGCAAGAGTTGTTTTTTCTAAGTGCATGAGCCATTTAAGGGTTCAAGTCAAAAAAGACAACCAAAAGGAATTCACAACAGTATTGGAAACAAACCTTCCAATATATGATAAAAAATCAGTCAAGGTTGGATTGTTCTATACTTCCTTAGATCAGCACAGTAGATTCAATGTAAAACAATTCAACGTTGCAGGATTTCCCGCAAAGAAAGAAGAAAAAATAAACACAGTCTGTGTCCAAGATATAAACACAGAAGCAAATTTAAAAGGAAATAGACTTCCATCCAATGGAAAATGGATCGCATCCTCCCAAGAAAAGGGATTCAATATATACAAATACAATGGAAAAGATTTTGTAAAAAGCCAACAATTTAGAAGCACAAATCCTTTAAAAATATTGAATTACCATGAGAATTTAATATTTGCAAAATCCGAAAACAAAGTAATTGTTTATGAATTTCTTGGAAATAAGACAATAAGACAGAATACAATTTCTCTTCCATTAAGTGGTGATGAGGTTACTTCCTGTGCAGGATATGGGGATACTCTTGTTATTGCATCGTCTTCTACTGGAGAAAACCATCACGTTTATAATTACGTTACGGAATCAAGTGTTCTTTCCACAATTGGAACTTGGAGATTTTATCAAACATTTAATTCCACAGTGACAGGACTTGGAACGAATATTGAGATGAGTGAGAACTATCTTCTCTCTTATTCCACAGATGATAAAATAGTTTCTTTCAAAAAAGATCCAGACTTCGGATACCAATACCACCAAACTATAAATCCACCTTATAGTGGTGCAAAGGGATTTGGATATTCCATGAGTATCCAGAACGACAATGAAATGATTGTTGGTGCTCCATTTGGGGAGAAGAGATATATCTACGGAAATAATCAAGGAGAGGCTTTCCATTATGTACTATCTCCTGTCAGTAAAGAGTGGATTCTTATTTCTGAAATGGGACAATACTTCAACATGGACACATTGTCCGGTGCATTTGGATATTCTGTTAAAATTTCTGGAAAACGCGCTGCAATATCCGCACCATTTGAAACATTTTATTTGGACGATTATCCTTTACTGGAAGTGGCAAACCAAGGTAAAGTTTATTTGCTGGAAAAAGATCAATTTGGATATTTCACAAATAGAACAATCTATTATCCCACTTCTGTTTCTCTACTTGATGGAGAAAGAAATTATGGAACACAACTCAACATCTTTGGGGATATTCTTGCAGTGGGTGTTCCATTTTCCGAAAGTGTAGAGAATGATTTTATAGAAATTTATAATCTATATTGCCCACCATTGTCCGCTCCATTGTTGAGACCAACACCGACTGCAACTGCGACTCCAACGCCGACTCCAACACTAACCCCCACTGGAACAAACACACCAACACCAACTCCGACTCTAACTCCCACCGAAACAACAACACCGACAGTTACTCCAACTGTGACACCGACCCAGACAAATATGGGTCTAGGAATAGTGACATTGATTAACGGAGTTCAAATAACTGAAATAGATGGAGAAGATATATATCCATTGAAAGGAATTGTGACATTTGAGGATTATCAAGTCCAAGGATTCGATGGAGAAAATATGAATCCTTTTTGATTTTTCTTTTTGAAAAAGTGAATGCTCGAATATAAATAAAAGTATATGGCCGTCGATTTCAGTGATTTTTCACCATCATCAACAATACCAACATCAGCTTATTTCGTCGGATACGAAAAAAACGAATCCGGTGGAGAAAGAAAATGGACCTATGGGACACTCAGAAGTACATTAAGTTCCCAAATAGCTTCCGGTTCATTATATCCAACTGGTGGAGGTAATGATAAAATTTTCTGGGAAAATTCCCAAAACGTAACAACCAACTATACAATCACAAACGGAAAGAATGCCATGACCGCTGGACCAGTAACAATTGATGCTGGGGTATCTGTAACAATTCCAGCAGGATCAGTGTGGACTGTATTATAGAGGAGAACGATTTATGCCAATTACACTAAACGGAACAACAGGAATTTCAACACCAAATTTAGATTCTGCTGGAACAGTAACCACAACGAATTTGGTGAATGGAACGCCATTAGCTTTTAGAAACAAAATCATCAATGGTAATTTTGATATTTGGCAAAGAGGAACAACACTAACAGTTTCTAATAATGGAAGTTTTGCAGGATTTTATATTGCTGATAGATGGGGATTTTCTCCTAATGTTAATAGCACTGTTACTGTTAGTAGACAAGATTTTGATATTTTTCAAACAACTGTTCCTAATAATCCAAGACACTTTTTAAGATTTCAAAAAACTGTTGGTAGTGCCCCGGCTCCTGCTCTTTATCAAAGAATGGAAAATGTTAGACTTCTAGCTGGAAAAACCATAACATTAAGTTTTTGGGCCAAAGCTGCAGCACCGTTAACTATAAGTACTGACGGTACATATTGGTACGGTAACCCTGGCGGGTCTCCGCAAACTACTGTAACCGGACAAACACATAATATAACTACAACTTGGACTAAATATACTACAACTATTACTTTACCGGTTATTGCAAGTGGTTTATCAGTAATTGAAGAAAATAATTTTTTCCAGATAGTATTTAACTTTCAAACCTCTTCGACTTTTACTTTCGATATAGCACAAGTCCAACTTGAAGAAGGATCAGTAGCAACTCCTTTTGAATTAAGACCAATTGGAACTGAATTAGCTTTGTGTCAGAGGTATTATGAGAAACTTTCTGGCCCAATTCAAGATAATGGATCATCAACAACCGCAGTAATGACTTGGCAATTCAAAGAAAGAAAAAGAGCGATCCCAACTTGTGTTAATACAGATATATCATATCAAACATTAGTAAGGGCTACGCTGGATAATGTAGCTTGGAGTGGAAGTGGCGTGGTTGCGATTGGCAATGATTCTACAGCATCAGCAGAACTTTAATATATGAACTACAAACTCATCTACGATTCGACGACGATTCTGCGACTCACGGATAACGCATTTATCCCTGCTGATCCTGCAAATACGGATTACCAAGCATACTTAACTTGGCTTGGAGAAGGCAATACTCCAGAACCTTATGTTCCTCCTGCTCCTACTTGGGAAGAAATTAGATCAAAAAGAGATGGATTGTTAAAAGACTCTGATTGGTCTGTTGCTTCTGATGCAAATCCAAAACCATCCAAACAATCTTGGCTTGATTACCGTCAATCACTCCGAGACATTCCACAAACATTTTCTTCACCAGAATCGGTTGTATTTCCAAACAAACCAGAATAAATAATAACACATGGCAACATCACTTACATTACAAAATGATCCAATTTCACCGCAAGGTTATTTGAAGGTCAATGGGACTACTGCTGCTACTTTGACTGAAACTGGTATTGCGACACCTCAAGCAACTATTGGATCTATCGATGGTATTTTAAAAGCAACCAATGGTCTTGTATCTGATTCGGGTGGTTTTATATTTGTTCCTTTA